CGGCGTCACTTTTAACGTCCTATGGCTAGACGTTTGGTAAAATTAACGATAACTGTTCGACTGCTCCGTCGCAAAGGGGAGCCATTTCTGACGTGTGCCCCAACAAGACGTTACCAGCCTCCTCCACTCATCGATAACCTTCCAGATTAGCAAGCAGGTGCTGCATAAAAGCACTCCAGCTCTGGTAAACACAACTCTCCATCGAGAGTGTTCACTCGAGCGATCTTCTCCTCAACTGCTCGCACTTGGGCGCTCGTCAATCCATAGCGCTGCTCCAAGTATACCAGGTATGCATCATAGTCCTGGCGACCTTTGGCCCAGACTCGGCCCTCGTCAGCATACTGATTGTACTCAGTCAATCTCCCTTGCTCACCCAACTCTATCATCTTCTTTGCCAGTGCACCAAATATAGGTAATCCATCAGCCCAAGCCTCTAAACATTTGCCTTTTGAAAAACACAACTGCTTCCTGAAATCCATCTCATGTTTCGATCCTCTAGGAAGTTTAGTTGTCCAAGACAATGTTTGAATCACTCTAGCTGGAATACGAGTCATCCTCAGTCTACCTTCTTTTGTGCGGAAGAATTCATTTGAAAGGAAGTCCAGATCAGTTATTTCACCAAAATCTATCTTCTTGCAGATTTGTCCAAGACCATGATTATGCTGATCTTTCCTATTGGTGAACACTACCTTGACTGCTTCTTTCAATGCTTTCAAATCCTCAGGTCGGGCTGCAAACAAAACATCATCCCCTTTAACTTTCAGTCCAAACTTGCTGATACCTCCAAGTTTAAAAGTAAACATCCAATAACTGATCATCAGCATAGTATTACCGAAAGTTGTCCAACCATCACCAGATGCTCTGCCTACTGCTTCATATTTCAATTGTCCATGGTCAACAGAAACCTTGAGTATCAAGCTTTTACAAAGTGCTTCAAGGAATCTTTCAACAGTAAGTGGCTCAATCCAGTGTACATTGGGGTGTCTCGCGCATTTCTCCAAGAGCATATTCATGAGTTCGTTCATCTCAGGGTATTGGGTCATATCAAACCCACTTCCATCTGATGCCCCCCAGATTGCCCAGGGTATCTCAGATTCTATCTCCTCCAGTGATGCACAAATCTCTTCCCAATTGCTCCTGCCGCAATAAGGCTTAAAGTACTTGGATGCAACCTCTTCTAATAAATTAATGAAGGGGTTTCCATATACTTTCTTCTCATCGCAGGGTCCGCAAATTTGTCGCTCTTTGGTGTCATTGAGTGGTGTGTCTTTAAGGTCGTGCGGTACAGTAGTGTATTGCATCTCGACCTTAGTAAATGCCTCATACTCTGATTTTAAGCCTCCGAGAGTTGTTTGATGATCTTTATCAATGGCTTTCCTCATATTAGCTCTATAAGCCTCAGGATATTTAAGTAGCCACTTCTCCAAATCAACCTCCCAGATCTCTTGACTCAAGCATTTCAAGAAGTCAGGTATGAATTCGCTAATAAACCACTGCTTATACCGTCTGTATACCTTCGGGTCAAAACCCACCTTGTTTGAACAAGCTCGTAAAGAAGATGCTACAGCGGTTCGCGGACAGTGATGTTTGATTGTTGGTGTATAGTACAACTCAGTTTTAATTACTGGAAAAATTTGGTCTGCCGCTATGTGCTCCTCATCGACATAGTAACACGGAACTTTTCTCAGATCTCCTGCATAATCCCCCTTGCCTTTCAGTTTTGGCGGATGAACGCCTAACTGTTTAGCCGGATCCACCCGATCCTCGATGCACACGCAGGAGGATTGCAGGGTCTGGAAGGTGGTCCGCACCTGGGGGGCCACTCCTGTTAGGGAGTGGCAGTGAGACGCCTAATTATAGCCGTCAATCATCAAGGCGAAGCGCTTCGTCTCCATCAACCTAAGAAGTCTAGCAATTGCAAAGGCTTCTTGGTCGAGTAACAATTTGGCACTCACTCCTCCTTTTGATGTCGACTCTCTCTGAGAGTTCACCATAGCTTGATGAATCGCGGTTGCGCTGGATTTAATGCCTAGCTCAATGTAGGCCTTCAACACTGCGTCCAACGGGGCCAAAGCTGTCAAGTCACGACTTTCAGACAAGAACATTCCAAAGACTGCTCTATGCCTGCGCCTGACCAACAAACTCGCCTCTCCGTTGTTATATCTGAGATAGAATGAATGGGTGGAATTGCTGAATTGGTTCTGTATCCAACGCACAAACCCAATCCTAGCCTGATGCTGCTTCATCTTCTCAGGACACAGTTTCTTATCACTCTTCTGCACAACCTTCTTAGCGTAAACCTCTTCATCAAAAATGCTTATGGGTACCTCTTCTACTTTCTCACTAGGTGATTTGGGGCTTTCTACCTCTGTAACCTCTGTGGATTCTGAACCCCAAGAACTAAATATCTCAGGGTCACTATCACACAGAAGGTGGACTGCTTCTGCTTCTCCCAATTTCACCTCCACCTGGGCGGCCAATGCCTCAGCACTCCATCGCTCTTTCTCCGTGACGTTCAGCTTATATAAAACAAAAGGAACCTCTCCGTTCACAACCTCCTCTTTCTTTTCGAAAAGTACAACGAAGTCAGTTCCGTCATGAGTCACGTGGGCAATGAAGGTGTCGGCGTCCGCAGTTCTAGGAATATGGTGCTGATAATTAGTCGGGTTACCTTTAACATGGGCATCAACAAAAAGCTTTCCTTTTGGACTTGTGATCCTATGGATGCTTTCTGGATTCCCGTCGGTCCCTACACAGCCTTTACCAATCACATCTAGAAAAGGGTGTTCGCCAACCTCCCTTTCGAACACTGTCTTCAACATATTAGGGTCAGTCTTAGCCCTCCGCAGCAGCATTCGATAATAATCATTGCCTACAATCCAGCCAACACCTTTCCTCTTGCAGTTCTTGTAGGCTTTACACAGCCTTCGGATGGTGTTTTCCAAAACCCCGGGATAGTACCAACTCTCGATCAATTTTAAAGCATCGTACTCTTTGCCACAATCGCAATTAGGGTCGTCAACATCGGTCAGCTTATGGTTACACTGATACAAGGAGAGAGAACAGTCGTCGTCCACAGTGTACTTAAATTGCCGGTAGCCAGGATCAGCTAACAACTTGGCATCCTCTATAGCGTTGTGCTTCTCACTCATCGCTTGCATAGACCAAAAATGGTCCTGCTCGCGCACGTCGTCCCGCATATCCAATCTTGGAGTCATTATATGTAACCGGGACAACCATGGCCTACGGACACCCTCGACATTAGTATAGTACCTGCCTAGGGAGCGAATAGGGCTTGCCCCTATATCTAGCATTGTACCCCTTGGCTGATACTTGTACATGACGAGGTCATCAAAAT